TTACATCAGATTCAATTGAATTTGATTGTATTGTTGATTCAGGGGAATTTAGAATGCTTGATGCTGTATTTGGTGTTGTAGCGTTAGCATGGGAGTATGTTGAGGATTATAGAAAAATGTCTTCATTAAACAAAAATCTTGTTGTTTTTAGATATGGCGATTCATATTATGATGTTCGTGAAGTATTGATAAACAATGATATTAAGTTTGAAGACTAATTAAAATAAAATCCCATGACCAAAAATGAATTGATGATGGAGTATGCCAAGTGCGCTATTGATATAGAGTACTTTGCAAAAAAATATTGTAAAGTTTGGGATAAGAAAAAACAACAGTTTGTGGCATTTCAATTATTACCACAACAAATACAAGTATTAGAAACTTATAAATCAAGTAATAGAGTTTTAGTTGCAAAATATCGTCAGGGTGGTATTACAACTGTGACTTGTTTATATTTGGCACATTCATTAGTTTTTAGAAAAGATATTAAAGTAGGTGTTGCAGCTAACAAATTAAAACTTGCAAAGGAAAGTATCTTCTATCAAATAGCATCAATCATTAATAATTTACCAAGAGAGATATTTAATAGAATACCAACCGATTCAGATACAAAAGAAATTAAGATTTATAATAATGGTGCTACACTACAAGCTTTCGCAGCATCTGCTGATGGTCTTCGTGGTTTTACACCTGATATACTTTTTATTGATGAAGCAGCCTTCCTTGAAGAAGGTGAAGAATTTATGTCTTCTGCATCAGGTACAATGTCAGCAGGTGGTCAGATTATATTAAACTCAACACCAAGAGGTCTTGACCCAACATATTATGCTCGTTATGAAGGTGCAAGAACAGGAAAAAATAACTTTAAAGTTGTTGAAATCAATTGGTTTGAAGACCCTCGTTATAATGAAGATTTAATTTGGATTAGAGGTGATGAATTTATTGAGGAAAAAGACCCTGAAAAATATATGCAATTAAGAGTTGGTGGTTATAGACCATCATCTTCTTGGTTTAGAGATATGTGTCAAACATTCAATAATGACCCAAGAAAGATTGCACAAGAGTTAGAAAATAAGTTCTTAGGTTCAGGTGGTAACCTTGTTGATGAGGAAACCATTATGAGGATTGAAAAAACTTGTAAAGAACCAATTAGAACTGAATATGATAATCATTTTTGGATATGGGAAGACCCAATATTTGGTTATGATTATTATTTAGCTTGTGACGTTGCAAAAGGTAGTGGTGATGGTGACTATTCTACTATTCAAATATTTAAAAATGATATGGCAAATATGTTACTTGTTCAAGTAGCTGAATATCAATCAAGAGTTCCGCTTGAAGTAATGGGTGAATTATGTTTGCAATATGGAGAAAAATATAATAATGCTTATGTAATTATTGATGTTACAGGAGGTTGGGGTATATCAGTTATTAGATATTTGGTTAATAAAAAATATAAAAAAATACATTACGATAGACCAAGACAAAATGATGTAAAAATTCAGTTAAAGAATTTACAAAGAGGTGAATTACAACCGGGATTTACAATGAAAAGCGGTGCAATTCGTGATTATGTAATTAGAGAATTTGAAAGAAGATTAAGAGAAGGTGAAGCATTAATTCATTCAATTAGATTACTGAGTGAAATTAAAACATTTGTATTTAATGATAGTACAAATAGATATGACCATATGCGTTCAGCGCATGATGACTTATTGATTGCAACAGGTATGTTGTTTGCAGTTTATATGTTTTCAAAAACTATTGGAAATGAATTTAATATTTATTTAAATTATGCAAAATCAGCAATAATTAGAAAGGGTGATGAATTTACTGATGCAAATACTGAATTCCAAAAGAAGATGTTAAGTCAAGATGGTCAAGACGCAAATTATGAAAGAAAGAACGATATGCTAAAAGGAAAGGATTGGTATACAAATGGTAATAGTATTGAAATACCTGAACGTCAAACACCAAAGATAAATAATAATCCTTACATATTTGTCAGATAAAATATTTGTATCTATTTAAGAAAAACGTATTTTATTAATTATGGCAGAAGATAATAAAGGTCTATTTTCAAATATTAATACTTTCTTTAGAAGAGCAACTGATGCTTTAGATAGTACACAAGGTAGACTTGAAGCACCAATAGAAAAAGAATTTATTACAGCAGCCTCGCAAGATGATGCTATTAAAACAGCAGTAGAAGATGGTGCTATAAAGTTTTATAGAACCCAAAGCACTAAAATTGATAAAGGTAATGACCAACGCAAGTTGATGTATGAATCTAGTAGAATGATGCTCTACTATGATTATCTATCAATGGATGGTTATCCAATTTTAGGAGCAGCTTTAGATTTATTGTCTGAAGAAGCAACTACAACTAAAAGTGATAATGGACAAATTCTAAATATTTATTGTTCTTCTGATAAGGTTAAAAAAGAACTTGAAAGATTTTTTTATAAAGTTATGGATGTTAATACACATTTATTTCAATGGTGTAGAAATATGTGTCAATTTGGTGATAACTTTGTATTTCTTGAATTATCAAAAGAAAATGGTATTGTAGATTTTAGACAACTTGCATCACAGTTTGTTGAAAGAAATGAAAAGTATGATACTAAAAATAGATTCAGAGCATTCTTCAAATATAAAGACCCAAATTCAGGTGGTGAAGAAGAATATATGGATTATCAAATTGCTCATTTTAGATTGCTAGGTGTAGGTGATAGACTTCCATATGGTTGTAGTGTGTATGAAAAAGTAAGAAGAACATATAAACAACTCTTTATGATGGAAGATGCGATGATGGTCTATCGTATCACAAGAGCAGCAGAAAGAAGAATTTATAAAGTTCCTGTTGGTAATGTTCCACCTGAAGATGTACCACAAATTCTTGAAGCATTTGCTAATAATGTAAAGAAAAAGAAATTAGTTGACCCTAAAACAGGTGATATTAACTTTAAATATAATATTGCATCAATGGATGAAGATATATTTATTGCTGATAGAGGTAATACATCAGGACAATTTGTTGATACACTTCCGGGAGCAGCTAATCTTGAAGCAATTTCTGATATTAATTATCTTCGTGATAATTTATTTACAGGATTAGGTATTCATAAAACATTACTTGGATTTTCTTCTGACCAAGCATCAGGAGAAGGTAAAAACTTATCAATGCTTGATATTCGTTTTGCAAGAAAAGTAAATCGTATCCAACAAGCATTGATTGCTGAACTTAATAAAATTGCAATTATTCATTTAGGTTTACTTGGTGGTGATTATGAATCATATATTGATGATTTTAAATTATCACTTAATAATCCATCAACAGCATCAGATTTGTTGCAACTTGAAATTTGGAAATCTAAATTAGAAGTATATCAGGCTGCTACAACACCAAATCAAAATACAGGATTAAAACCAATGTCAGAAATGATGGCAAGAAAGAAATTCTTCCATATGTCTGAAGAAGATATTATTAATGACTTACAAGAACAAATGCTTGAATCTAAGATTGGTGAAGAAGTTAAAGGAGCAGGTATGTTACTTAAATCTTCAGGTCTAATGGATAAGATGATTAAGTATAAAAATGCAGGATTTAATGTTGAAACACAACCTCAAGGTGGTGAACAACAACAAATTGATAATAGTCTTGGTGGTCCTTTAGGTGGTCCTCCAATGGGTGGTGGGCCTGAAATGGGTGGTGGCGCACCTCCTATGGGCGGTGGACCTGAAGCAGGTGGCGGTGCAGGTGGCGGTGCAAGTGGCGGTGCAAGTGGCGGTGCAGGATTTTTAAGTGAAGAAATATTTAAAAAGACCAATGAATTAACTACTTTAATAAAAGAATAATAATTTTTACTATTTATATTAAACACTAAAAAAAATGGTAAATTTTGGTAATGTCAAGTCAAAATTAAATAAAGCTTATTCTCAAGATTTAATTGAAAATACTAGCAAGTATAAAAAACTATATGAAGAGTTTTTAAAAACAATTAAATCATCTCCTGTTCTAATGTTAGAATACACAATTTATGAGA